GGGTTATCTAAACCTATACCAACACGCTTACTACTATCTATTACAATGGCTGAGTCAGTATCTCCACCAACATTAAATCTAAATCTTGCAGAAGGACTTGCTTCTGAGACAGCATCAATCGTTATAGATGCAAGTTGTCCTGAGTTTTGAAATAATGCCCACTTAAATACATCTGGGTCGCCTTCAGTATAACCAAATGTTCCATAGTCACCAGCACTACCACTAAAGTTTATTTGTGGACTGGATGCTGATAGTGCGAGATTGCCTGCAAAAGTAGCATTGCCATCAGACTCCAATACTAAAGGCTTTGTACTATTATTTACATAAAACTCCATATCAGAGTTTTCAAAATTTTGGATTCTCATTACTCCACTATTAAATCCAATCCTTGCTCCATCCGTTGCACCTTCGCCTGTATTAGCATCTGATATTTTAACATAACCAGCACCATCTGATGCTCCGTGAACGTGCAAAGTAAAGTCTGGTGAGGAAGTATTTATTCCAATTTTTTGATTATTTGTATCTACAACAAATACATCTGTTCCATCATCTTTTTCTACTAGAAATGCTACATCATTATCAACTTTAATCTGTGATGTGCCTTCTATTATCTCATCAAAGGATAGTGAGCCACCGCCATCTACCTGGAGATCACCATTGATGACCAAGTCTCCTGTGATCGTACCGCCAGATGAGATTTGCGCTGATGTGTTGCTAATTAAATTTTTAAAGGATGCCATGTTACGCTCCTATGCTAGTACGATGCGTACAGTAGCTGTCGCACCTTTGCCGAGTATGTGTAAATAAACTACTGCTCCAATACCGTGAGGTACATTCAACTCGTAAATAGTATCTCCGCCCGCTAAATACAGGCTATTTGACGCGCTTATCATATCACTGGAACTACTACTGAATCCATAATAAATATCGCTACTAGGCTGTAATAGTACGCTGTGTGCCGCACTAACATTTAAATTATATTCTGTGCTAGTAGTAACGCTTTGCGCTGTTTGTACTGAATGATTTGCAGAACTGCTGATATTCAGTGATTCAACCACTGAATGCTTGGATAGATCAGCCATCTTGTTTCTCCTTCTTGAATGCCTTACCGAGCGTGACTACTCTCATGGGCATTTCGGTTATTTAATCTATGATGCCTTGACTTCGTAAACTGGCATCGCTTATTCCTTTCATATGAATGATTGGACTTGCAATCAATTTGCGCACCTTCTTGGATTTGCATTTTGGGCAAGTTATTTTATCATCCTTGGACCATAACTGTTCCCATTTATACGCGCAAGGATGACAAAAAAAGTCGTTGGTCTTCATTTTTTCTTTTTAAGACTTATCTTTCTTTTAGGTTTTTTAACCTCGCCATTTTCATTGCAAGGCTCACATCCATCTGCGATGTATGCATCAATCTGTTCTTTACTTATGGAATCCTGTTTACCAAAAACCGATCCATCTTTTCTTTTGAAATATTTCATTTTATCTCCTTAAAACTGGGTGGGCCATAAGACCCACCCAATTATCATTCCTTACGGATTGTTGAAGTTTACAACTCCAAGTGATGTGCTGGAAGCAGCATGTGACAAAGATGCACCAAAAAGCACATCAGCAACCACAGATGTCAAATGTTCCATTAGGCTTTTTATCCTAAATCTCAAACTTTCGTTTGAGTATCGGCATATCTTTTCATCTCGTAAGATGGCGCGGCCTCGTGGGAGAATTATTTCATCTCCTATGCTCTGCCCCTGACTACACTTTGCGTAGCCTTCGGTTCGGGTTAGCTTATCAAAGGACTTAGCCTTCCCGCTTAATTCCGCACTAATAATTTGCATAGTCACCTACGCAAACGCCAAATTAATAGCTAGGTGGTCGATGTCATAAGCTGACTGCACTCTTGGCTGCAATTGCATTGCCATGTACACTGATTCTTTTTTGAAAACAGTTGCAGTTTCATCTCCAGTACCGCCATCATCATCCCAATCAGTTGAGATGTAGGTTGGCATACCGTAGATCATTCCTACAGAACCAGATACATTAGGATTCTGCTCATCACCTCTGCGAGATGAATCGTAGAAATCCTGTAGACCTAAGAGATACATGTATGAAGCAGGTGATGCATATAAGAATGTTTCACCATCTGCGTAGTCAAAACCAGCATCAAGCAGTTTTTGTAGACCGCTTCTTAATTCAGCTGATGTGACTTGATTGTCAGTTGTCAACGTAACATCGTTACCAGTTGCAGACTGAAGTACGTCCACTGCCAAGTAATTTTCAACCTTTTTCAATCGTTATCGCCTAGCTCTTTATCTAGGTTCTCCACATTTCTATGGAGTATCGGACTATCTCTTCACCCAGTATGGGTGTCGCGGTCTCGTGGGTAGATTATTTCACTACCTAGTCTCTGCGGCTGGCTTACGCCTTCACCTCTGATTGCCTTATCTTTCGACTTAGGTTTCCAGTTTTTTTCCGCGATCATAATGAGCATAATTACTTATGCAAACGCCAAATTATTAATAGCAAGCGCATAACCCATAGACTGAGCATATGCACCAAAAAGGTTTGCTGATTCCTGGACACGAACAATATCTTCAATACGCTTTGCTTCGTAATGATGTTGGTCCACACTAATAGTGACTTCACTATCGGTGTTTGCACTGTATGTTACCGCACTTCCTGCGGATTTCGCAGCAGCAGTCTCCTCAGAAACCTTTGGGATATGCAAAACATCGCCATTAGGTAACTCAGAAGAAAAGTCCATCACTTGATTACGCAGTTGAAATTTTCTTTCTGCATAGTCAAGGATAGCATCCCGCCATAACTCAGGGATAAATACTGCGGCTGTTGTTGTTGTGACATTAGCCATTTTTTATTTCCTTTCTAACTTCCTTTGCGCTTATACGATTCCAGTATATTACTCCAGTTCATGCGCCTGTCTTCGTCTTTAATCTTCTTTAATTCCACATTACTGTCATTGACTGGCGCGGATGGTGCGCTGGATACCGCAACACGCTGTGTTCTGAATTTCTTAACTATAGCACGAAGCGCGTCTATGGGCAACTGCCCAAATGTTTCATGCTCATCCTCTGGTATCTCACTAAGAAGTTCAGCGCGAAGCGATGCTTCCTGCTGAGTAGCTCTTTCAACAATGGGTTCGAGTTCTGCGAGTTTGTTTGCACGCTCCTCGGCAAGAGACTTCCACTGCTCCTGCTCTTCCAATTGAGATATGCGAGTATCCTCGATTTCTTTGCGGAGTTTAGAAAGTTCTGTTTCCGCAGCTTGCGCGCGTCCACGATACTTCTTTGACTCTGCGATCAGGTTTCCAACTTCGAGGTTCTGTTGTTCCTGTTCTTGTACTTGATCAGCACCTACTGGGTCAAGCGATGGTGCTGGCACTTCCTGTGCAACTTGTGTTTGTTCTTCGGACATCCTGTCCTCCTATATGTTTACTTTAACGTGTGTCTTGCTCATACGTGATAGGTTCTCGCCAATAGATATGGCAAATTGTTTGACGATTGTATCTTCTACTTCTTCGCCTAATTCTTGATTTTCAGCAATGGAACGCTTTGGCATATTGCCTTCACCTTCATTATGGAGAAATAATTTTGTTCCTTGCTTATTCTTTTTAATACCATATAAGAACTGTATTTCTTGGTTCTTTTTTACATTTACTCGCAGTCTTTTAAAATTATCTAACATCTTACCAGTTAATGTTAAATTCACGTTATTAACATGTACTCCTTTGCGTTTTGCATATGACTTTGAATAAGGTTTGAATTTCTTTCCTTCAAAATCTTCACCAAGACGAATTTGTTTTTTATGTGCTTCTACTGTTTTATCAGCCATGCGATAGACTTGGGTATCTCTAAATTTTAACATATCTTGTAGCTTAAACATTAATTGGCTCCCAATAGTGCCTGCAACGATGCCCACCACCATGTTCAAATCCATCTGATTTTACCTGTCTTATCTCATTGATGGTAAGTGGATCACTAGATAAGTATGTTCTGCATACAGGACGGTTTTTTTCGTCATCTGGTCCAACGTATCTATATAACGTATCTTCTGGTAAATCCATTGCCATAGCTCCAACCACAGCACGTCTATAATCACCAAGCATTGTATAAATCGTATTTTCTACGCGTGGCGTGTTTGTGCGGACCGCAGTGCGCATAATATTCTTTAATTCATCGCCTTTAAGGCCACTACTTAGTCCAGATACCATAGCATTCTGCATTACGTTACTGATTTGTCTGGTAACACCTTCAATACCTTGGCGTTGGAGAGTCTGGAGAGCCACGAGTTGTACCTCGCTT